GATCAGCCAGCCGATCTGGCGCGGCGTCGACTTGGTCAACGGACGCAGGGACAGTCGGCTGGTTGAGATGGTCGGGGTCATCAGAACGATGCCACATCCACAACGACCATCTTCAGGTCGCGAACCTTGATCGGTTCAAGATGCTCGGTCCGCTCCTTGACCTTCTTGTTGACGATGGTTTTGCGCAGATCGTTATGCTTCTCAAGGATGCCCTTGATGTCGATCTCGAAGAACAGCTCCTGGTCCGTCGCATCGGTCAGCTTCTGTGATCCGGTGTAGAGCAGCGACGACTCCAAGGGGACGTTTTCGTCCGGATCGGCGATGAAGACTTGAACGAGACGGCGCAGTTGCTTTGCCATTGGGTTACTCCCTGTTGGTTCTGGTTCGACAAAGAATTGACCGGGGTGACCTTGCAGGATTGGTCGGTGCAATCTAGCAAGCGTCGGCTCTGGGCTATTCGTTGTTGTGAGCTGATTGATTAGTCCTACTCCGAGGCTACCGACGCCAGCCGAGAAGTCGTTCCCAGCGTAAGCGGTCGAGGCGTAAGCCGCCTTCGACATCGTCGGCATATCGCCGATTGCGTTGATTGCCATTACCGCCGCTCCAGCCGGTCTTCGATGAGGGAAAGGATCGCCTCGGCATTGGCGCGGATGTCGGGTGCCTCGGCGCTATGATCACCCAACCGCCGCAACTTCTCGACGCGCGCCAGGGTCACCTTTCGGAGTTCAAGCAGTTCTTCCTTTGTCGCCATCTGCCTTCTCCTCTTCGGCATTCGCTCGCTCGATCAGCGATGCGACGTAATTGCTCGGCGTTCGCCGCTCCCGATAGGCCAGATCGACGGCCTGCTTGCGCGCCGAGGACTCAAGGGTGATCCGGAGATGCCAATGCGTCTGCGTCATTTGGTGATGTGCTTGACCGCCCACATGACGGCCTCCTCGATCTTGGTCTTCGCGATGGAAAGTTCGCGGCTAGACCCGAGACCGCCGATCAGTTCATGGAATTCGAGACCTGCGTCCTTAACCGCTGACATGCTGTTCTTCTCGTCCTCGGTCAGGACCCGATACTCGTGCCGCATCACGTTGTTGACGGTTCTTGCGTCACTTGTGCTGTCGACCATGCCAACTCCTGCTCATCGGGGTGAGCAGAGGATGGGTATCGCCTGGCTTTTCGTCAACAAGAAACGAGATCGCTTTCATATGTTGGTGTAGACAGCTATGTTCCAGCGCCATGAACGAGATCGTTGCCCGCGTTTTGGCGGCGCGGAACTACATCATCGGCCTGAACGAGGCTAAGGAGCTGGAGGACAGCTTCTATAAGTTCGTCCGAGAAGCCTGGCCGCATGTCGACCCGGCCGAGTTCAGCGACAACTGGCACCTCGAAGATATCTGCGATCACATGGAGGCCGTCGCACGCGGCTTTTGTTCCCGCCTGCTGCTCAACGAGCCGCCACGTACAGGCAAGACTTTCATTGTCTCGATATGCTTCACCGCATGGGTCTGGGCGCAGCGGGAGAAGTCGGCCCTGATGGGGCCGCACGTCTCGTTCTTCTACGCTTCATATGCCGAGCAGCTGTCGCTGGAACACTCGCTGAAGTGCCGCCGGCTGATCGAAAGCCCGTGGTATCAGGCGCGCTGGGGTAACCGCTTCTATCTGCTGAAGGATCGCAACCGCGCCGGTCACTTCGAGAACAATCGCGGCGGCTACCGCATGGCCTCGTCGGTCGACGCGCGCGCGACGGGCTACGGCGCCGACGTCCTTGTGGCCGACGATCCTCACCTCGTTAAGGAGGCGGAGTCGCAGGACGTCCGCGAGGGTGTCGTCCGGTGGTGGTCGGAAACGATGCCGTCCCGCCTCAACAACCGCAAGACCGGCGCCATGATCGTCGTCATGCAGCGGGTCCATGAAGGTGATCTCGCTGGCTACATCCTCTCGGCGAAGATGGGATACGTCCATTTCTGCGTTCCGATGAGCTACGTCCCGGTCAATCACATCAACGCTTGGACCGATGGCAATGGCACCCCAGTCCCGCCAGACATCGCGACGAAAATCGAAACCTTCCTTGGAGTGGATGCCGAGGAAGTTCCCGATGACTGCATCTTCTGGAAGGACCGGCGCGACGAGGAAGGCGAACTCCTCTGGCCGGATCGCTTCCCGGCAACCGAAGTTGCCAAGCTCGAAAAGGAACTCGGCCCCTACGCTTACACTGGCCAGTACCAGCAGGAGCCCGCGCCTCGCGGCGGCGGCATCATCCGGAAAGACTGGTGGCAAATCTGGGATGAGAAGACGGCCGAGAAAAACGGCTGCGCGCCGAACACCTATCCCGGGTTCGAATACATCCTGGCGTCGCTCGACACCGCCTACACCGAGAAGGAAGAGAACGATCCGTCCGCGCTCTCGATCTGGGGCGTCTGGCGCGATCCGAACGGCAACCCGAAGCTCTTCCTGATGTTCTGCTGGCAGGAGCGGCTGCGCCTGCATGATCTCGTCACCCGCGTCCAGAAGGACTGCAAACGCTTCAAGATCGACACCCTCATCATCGAGGACAAGGCCGCCGGCCATTCGGTCTCTCAGGAGCTGGCGCGGCTGTTCGGCCATTTCGATTTCGGCATTCAGCTCGTCAATCCTCGGACCGGCTTCGTCAAATCGCCAGATAAGGTCGCCCGCTTGCAAACCGTCGTGCATCTCTTTGCCGAAGGTCTCGTCTATGCGCCCGACAAGGAATGGGCCGACGAGATGATTGCCCAGGTCGCCCTCGTTCCTCGCGCCGTCCATGACGATCTCGCCGATACGTGTTCGATGGCGCTGCTCTGGCTCCGCCGTGCCGGTTGGGCGGTCCGCTCGGAAGAGCGAGCTATGGAGATCGAGGACGAGACGCGGTATCGGCCGCAATCGCGGGCGCTCTATCCGGTCTAATCCCGGAGACTCGGCAGCATAAGCGAAATGAAAAGGCCGAGGACGACCCCGATGAGCAACCCATCGATAAACGTCATCGGCCCTCTCCTTCGGAATTATCCGCGACAGGACCCGGGGTGTTTCCATAGCCCCTGACCCCATACGGGGTCCGGCGCTCCTGTCGGGGAGCAGCGTGCGGGAATCTACCGGCTCTCCCGTAACAGGCTTATGCCCCACGCAACGCTATTACTTCATTCCGAGGACGGCCTTGCAGCGATCCACGGCAACGGTGGCGCAGCGGTCCCCGCCAAAGCGGGAGAGGTGCTTGCGCAGGCGAACGAGCTTGTTGCGTTCGCGACGGTTGGAGTTCTTGTAGGAGAGGCAGCTCGCGGCATTACGGCCGAACTTGCGCTGCTTCTTGGTCTTCTTGGCCTTGTGCAGGCCCTTTGCCAAAACCGGCATGATGACACCCTATGAGGAGGGCGGGATTGCCCTTACCTCGGCGTCATCGGAACCTCCTGTCGCATGATGGCCTCCGTCGTTGACGGCGGGACCATGCGGCGACGCGCGTAAGGTGTCAACGCGGTGGGGTTATCTTGGGTGTAGGCAGATCAGTTCAGCAAACATACGGCCCATGTGTCGGTGCACTGCTGGGAGACGGACCAGAGGAGTCCAGCGACACTTCCGAGCAGGATGATCCCATAGAGGATGAGGAGCGCCATGGCGAGACGCGGGTGCCGATCATAGAACGATGACATCATGGGGCGCGAACTCCGGAAATAGATGTGTCCCTCAGCAAGGTAGCATTCGTCACAGACGTGACGACCGGCCACATCCCGGACTGCGTCCCTGTCGCAGAATATCGCTTCGCATTTCATTCCCTGACGATCCAATACCGTCGACCGTTAACGCGCGGATCGGAGCCGTCGCTGGTGCGGAACCGAATAAAGTATGAATCGATAAGCGAGCCGTCCTCTTTCGGGATTTTGTCCCAGATGACTTCGACGTCCCGGCCAGGCAACTGGACGGTGTCCTCATAGATGACAATTCCCGAAGGATCGGCAATCCGGGGCGGGCGGAAGAGATATGCCCTCACCGTATAATAATCCGGAGAGTGGAACGAAACCCTCGGCATCAACTCGACGTCACGCCCGGTCGGCCTCGGCGCTGCCACGTATGCGCTATGGACAAACATCGCGGTGGGAAGATAGACGGCAAAAATGCCGAGCCCGATGCCGAGTACGGACAGCGTTCTCATTCGAGCACCGGCCAAAGGTCGGGATTTGCCTGCATCGCCTCGATGAGCATCATGCCGATCAGAAAGACGCAGATGAAAGCGATGATCAAGGGGATCATGGGACGGTCGCTCATCAGTCCGGGTGTCTCAGGTCCGGCGGCTCCGAGAAGTGAGCCGACAGGACCGACCAAACTGCGCAAATCACGGCGACTCCGACGAGACACCACAGGAGGGTTTTCATTGGCACAGACCTTTCGTCGTGAAGGATTATAAGGATGACTACAGTGAACGACCCGGGCCATAGCACAGAGGCTACTCTCAGGCCGTCAGTGAAGGTTTGCCAGAGGGTCAATTTGACCTCCGACTTTTGATCTCGCCGACATCCTCGCGAGCCGAGAACTTGACGATCTTGAAATTCTTGCCGGTCCTGTCGGCGACGAACTGCGCCATCTGCTTAAGCTGCTCCAGCCGGACCCGATCTGAGGAGATCATCGGAACTGGACCATCGGCCGACATGAAGGCGGGGATGGCCTCCTCGTCATCATCGCCGATGCTGGTGACGGCGTGTATCTCGGTGATGCGGAAGCCGCGATAATTGGTCATTTAACCACCCTCAAATGCCGCGACGACTTGACCGTCTCGGCGTGCAGCTCCTCGGCCTGCTCCCATGTCGCGACGCGGCCGACGATCTCGGTCTCGCCATTCCGGAAGATTGCCGTCTCGAAAAGCCTCGGCTCGCCGCCGAAGAAGTTATGATCGATCCCGAGGAAGACAGTCGAGACCGAACCACCCTTGATCTCGTCGAAGG